ATACCTTGATAAGACGCTTGACTTGTCCATCCATTGTTGAGTACCTGCGATGGCAAAACTGACCTATCGACAATGTTTATGTCTGTTCCTGCGGCATTGAAAGCAATTCTATATTTTGTTGTCCCGCCAACAACAGTAGAAAATTGTTCGTTGTATCCAGATAAAGAAAGGGCGCAAGTAGTACCGCAAAAAATTACTCTCGCATTTCCGCTCGTATCGTATGTGCCAGAAATATCCTTTATGCCATTTACAATAGTGTTCACCCCATTAAAATAAATGGCAGTAGCACTGGATGATGCAATCTTATTTGCTTCAAACGCAGATCCATTCATTACGCACACGTTGTAATTGACAAACTGCACCCAACTATTCAAGCATTGGTCAATTGCAAGCTGCTCTGTGTAAATATCATTGAAGTTAGTTGCATATACGCCTTTTCCATACTGAGCACCGCCGCTGCTGTTGTCGCCACGCACGTAGCAGTGAATCATTCGTAGTGTGGTGCTGCCTGTTTTGCTATTAAGATAAAAGCCCCAGTCAGCACAACGAAAAGCGGTAAGTTGTTGTAGCGTGCAAAGGTAAGCAGTACCTAAAGGCTGGCCTGTCCAGTCGTTAAGCACATAGCCACGATAGCCATACATAACAGTGACATTTTTCAAGGTCGCGTAACTAAACTGCCAATTTGCTCCAGCAATCTCAATACCTATCCGCGTGGCGGGAATTGATGCTGCGGCTGTCGTTGGCCATGCAATAGAAAATCCACCAGACTCTTGGTAACTTGTAACCAAGTTGATAGCTGTAAAATCCCCAGACGGTAAGATTCTGGTTGAAAATAAACCAGACCCCACAATACCGACTTGACCAACACCACCAGATCCATAGGTGTAAATTGTGCTAGTGATCTTGTAACTTCCCGGAGGAAAATAAACAGAACCGCCAACGCTTGAGCGAGTAGATGTGTAATTTATTGCAGCTTGAATGGCTGCAGTGTCATCCGTAACACCATCACCAACAGCGCCAAAGTCTTTAACACTCACAATCTCACGCAGCTTACTCTGCACCGTAGTAGCAACCGCGCCAGTACCGGCCTGCAAGAACCCCTGGTACGTCTTCAACACCCAATCAGCCAGCGCCGACAGCGGCGAGCGCCGCGTCACCACGTTTTGCACCAGGGGGATGACCTCCGTGCCAGTGAGCGGGAGCGCGGGGTCGAGTTCGGTGATTTTTTTGGTCATGGTTTAGTTTTGCGTCACGACGATGGGAGGGGGACGGTGGCGTTTAGGGGGCCTGGTGAGCGGGTGGGATTGCCAGCAGGATGGTGCGTTATTTTAGGAGTTGGGTTAGTGTGCTCATGGGGTTTGGTAGGTAATTGAAAAATCAATTCGAGTTCCTGACGTAAATACGCCTGCGGACGCGCTCATGGTTGCCGAAGCCGCAGCCAATGTACTAAAAGTTATTGTGCTTGTGTTGTTTATGACAACTGGAACTATTGAAACTACGGCAGAGGAAAGGCCGGAGAAATACCCAACAGACCCGCCAAATTGAACTGAGTTGGTTGTGCTGTCCACGGGAAACGGTAACCCTGTCACAGTTGATGTGCTTCCAGTTCCAATGGCGTTAATAACTAGCTTTCCACGTAGCGTGACTAGCTTGCCCACCTTGACATAGTTGCCACTTTGTATGGTGTAAGTGGCAGTACCGCCAAGGGATGGTGTCCACGTCCCGAAGCTCTTTATTTCTGGCCCGGTGTTGTTCGACTTGTCCATGAAGTCATCACCGAACACCGAACCAGCAAGGCTTGCTGTTGGCGATGTTGTTTGCAGCCGGTTGCTGTTCGAGCCATAGAGTGCAGCAAAATTGTTTTCTGAGAAGCGCGAATTGAGCACTGTTCCGGCACAGGTAATAAAGTACGCAGCACCGCCCTCGCCGTTGCTCAAGATGTTGTTTCCAACAAAAGTAACTCCGCTGATATTCCCTACGTTGAAGACAATCGCAGTCGAGCGCCCGAAGTTATTGCCCACGAAGGTGCTATCTTTCAGTGTGCCACCAACATTCACCAACAGGTCTGAATACCCATAACCGGTGATCTCATTGAAGCTGCAGCCTGTGACAGTATTGCCAATGAAATTAGTATTTGCTTGTGCGAACTTCGACGAGATGCTTTTGCAGTTTGAGAAATTGTTGGACGAGATATTCCCGTAGGGCGCATAGAACGGCACCAGCGTTCCGTAGAACTGGCAATTCGTGAATTGCCCTGCATTGATGTCGCCAGCCGACCAAATGAAATTCTGTGCCTGATCAATAACGATGTCCGAGAAGAACCCGGCGTTACCCACACCGACAGACGCGCCGCCACCGCTGCCTGTGGCGTCAAACGAAAATGCCCGTGTTACCTGATTGAACCACAGGTGGTCGTAAAAGCCATTCTCACGAAGATCACAGAATATTACCCCGGTATTTGCGTTTGTGAACCCAGTAGAACCGATCGAGTGGGCCAATGAAATAAAAGTCACCGATCCGCCGACAACGCCAGAGATTGAGGCATTGATGGTGCCGTCCGAGCCTTTGACATTGTTCAGCGTCACGGTGCCATTGCCGTTCACGGTCACAGAGCTTGCGACCCATGCACCCATCAAATTGAACCGAATAACATTGGGGTAGGCAGTAGTATCAGTCGCCACATAAGGTGTGGTTGGTGCCCAGATCACAGGGCTACTACCCGCCCATGGGTTCGCGCTGAGTGTGATTGAGTTGGCGGTGTAGGCTGTAGCAACAATGTTCGCACCTGCTGCGGTCTTGGAGTTACCGGCCCAGCAGGTGAAAGACAACCCAGTTATGTGCGTGGCAATAGAGTCCTGCACAAATACCGGAATGTTTAAATCTTTCTGGATGATATTGGATCGCTTGCCTACGGAGTTTGGCGCAACACCGCGAATCTTGATGCCGCCCGTATATGAGCCAACTGAACCAAGATTAATAGATGCTCCAATCAGATAGTCGCCTCCGGGAACAAAGACTTCAGCATACCCTACAATTGCAGCATTTACGGCTGCTTGAAACGCAGCAGAATCATCCGTAACGCCATCCCCAACAGCGCCGAAGTCCTTGACGCTCACAGCCTCTTGCTGCTTGCTTTGAATATCGCGCAACTGCTGCTGCACCGTAGTAGCTACAGCACCGGTGCCAGTGGGCATGTACCCAGGATAAATCTTCAACACCCAGTCAGCCAGCCCACCAAGCAAGGTCTTCTTGGTGGCTCCCGCATTGACAATAGGCAGAGCGTCCGCCGACGTCAGTTCTGTCACCGGGGTCATTTCGGAAATTTTTATGATCGACATTGCATTACTCCATTTTTTCTAATCACCCGCCATCACTCTTCCACCCCAACGAAGCGGCCGTTTTCGGTCAGGATGTAAAACTCGTTTTCCGCTGCCACGGTTGTGTCTGGCGACACCACTGCAGCCAGCTGCTCGCCATCTTCCGTGGTGAGGTTCTCGGACGCCTCAGTGAGCAGAAGCTCATCTTGGGTGAGCAGGCGCGTAAGCTCGCTGCGCACCGCTGGTCCAATTGCCGCCCAGGTTTCAATTCCGCTCCAGGTGGATGGGCGCTCCCAGCTCTGCTGGTACTCCACAGTCGCGTAGTGGGTGCGGTAGTCGCGCACATGCAGCGCCGCGCGGACGATGTACTGGAAGCCAGCCCATGACTCGCCGCCCCATGGCTCGTTCACCCAACCTTGGGTTGGCACGATGACGTGAGACAGCACGCGCCGAACCTCGCGCACATTGAACAGCGCCGGATGGTTGAGCACGATGCCATCGCCGTCGCTCAGCACCAGGTTGTTGTCCAGCGTCAGTCCGCCATCCAGCAGCGCAGCACTAGACCGCTGCCGCAACACCCCCATGCGGGCCACGTGCCCAGCGGATGCATTCACCGCCGACGTGTGGAAGATGAGCGGCGGCAGGCTAATGACGCCCGCCGCGCGGTTTCTGTTGATCACGGGTGTGACAGCACCCCAATCAACCGTGGCGCGTGCCACGGGCTGGATCAGGTGGTGCCCGACCCGCTGGCCGTCCTGAAACTTAGCCGACCCCGACAGCTCGGAGTTGTCGAGCTGGAAAATCTCGCGCCAGGGTTCCTCGATGCGGACATCAAACCCGGTGGCGTCGCGGATGGCCAGCTCGATGGCGCGGGCGTTGTTGCGGGCTCGAAAGGCCTCGCGCGGAATTCTCACCCGCAAAGCGGCATCGGTTTCGCCTTGCAGCCGCGGCACGCCGTACAGGGTTGCCCACAGGTCGAGCCACTCGCCGTCGGCGGTGCCAATGACCATCTGCAGCAGCGCCTGGCGCACCTGCTCCTTGGCGCCAAGCACCTCGTCGGCGTAGCCGCTCAGCAGCACCCACAGCAGGGAGGTAAAGCCCATGATGTGGTCGCCGTTGGATTGCGCCTGGTCGCCCAAGCCCTCCACCAGAACGACGGCGGACAGGCCCGAGAATTTCGCAGACAGCGACTCGATGGTGAACCCGTCAGTGACCAGCGCAGCGGCCAGCCCGCCAACGGTGTGCTGCCGCAGGTCGTGGCTGACGACGAGAGCCCCGGCGGTGGCTGTGAGCACCCGGTCGGCAATCGACCACGAGGCTCCAGACGCATGCCGCAGGCGGAACGCCAGCTCAGACGCAGGGGCGACGTCAAACACCGCGGCGTGCGGGTACTTGAGCAGCCGCTGGAGTGCCGTCTGGGTCATAGTGCCGTGACGGTCAGCGTGCCAGCGACCAGTGCCTCACTGGGGCCGCAGACGATGTTGGTGTTGGTGCTGGGCACGATGGACTCCACGCCGGGCGCAGCCAGCATGGCCTCGATAAGCGAGCCCAGATACAGCGTGGCGCCAGGCGGGACGGCTGCAAGCTCTGCGGCCATGATGTCCCCAAGGCGCTGCTCCACGGTGCTGTTCAGCGTGTAGCCGTCGAACATGCCAACCCGCACGGACAGCGGCACGGCGCGCTCCAGCATGGGCAGCACCTGAATCTCGACGCCGGCAGACCGGTACCCGGGCGTAATGGTGCCAAGCTGGTCGTCGCGGCTTCCGTCAAGCATGGCCTGAGCGGCGACAAGTATCTCGGACGAAGGTTCGCCGCGATTGGTGTAGAGGTAAATCCTCACCAGGCCGGGCTGCTCGTCCAGCCCGGCGCGGGTGACGTATTCGAAGACGTTGCCATCGGCGTCCAGCACCACTGGCTCGCGCGCGGCATAGAGGCACGCATACACGGTGCCACGCGACAGCGCGCCAACAAACTCGGCAAACCGCGCCTCGCGCTCGACATCCGTCTCCGGGTCGCGCCCGGTGGTGATTGCCGGATTGCTGACGGTGTAGCCGCTGCCAAACGCCGACGATACCGTGATAAGCCCGGCGGCGATGTTGCCCACCAGACCCGGCGTGCCATACGACACCGGCACGCGCACAACGGTCTGGCTTGCAGCCCATGTGACGGCGGCGGTGGACGCGTATGCGCGGCCATCCACTGCGGTGAACACTGTGCCAATTGGGATGGGCAGCGGCGACACCACGGGAGCCGGGCGGGAGATGCTGACAAACCCGGATGCACGAGCTGCTGGCAGCTTGGTGAAGCCGAACGACTGGAACGTGGCCACCGGGATGGCGTCACGCAGCCCCAAGAACATCTGGAGGTACAGCTCTTCGAGCTCGACGGCCGGGGCCTCCATGAGCGTGCGCGCCACGGAGCCCGGCTGGAAGTCGGTGATCTTGGTGGTGACGCTGCGCGCGTGGTTGATCTGCGCGGCGACGATGGAAACAAAGTCCTTCAACTGGAATGACACGTGAATCCTTAATTGTTGACAACGAGGTCAACAGCACTGCCCTCAATCGCCACCGCGCGAGCGGTGACCTTGACGGCATCAAACTGCACATCGGCGCGCGAGAAATCGACGCTCGCCACCCTGTAATCGGCCTCTAGCGCAGACTGCACATACTGAGCGCCAAGCAGCCCAGCCACAGGGCCATTCATCGAGCCCAGGAGCCGCCAAACACGGCAGCCGTACTCCGGGTGCCGTCTGGCCTGCCCGGTGGGCGTGATGAGCCTGTGCTCCAGCTGCTGGCGCAGGTTGTCCAACCCGGCATGCACCATGATATCGCCAGCACCATCGTCTTGGAGCTGCCGTCCAACCATGGCGCAATCGCGCTCGTAGACCTGGCCACGCTCGGCGTCGTCGGTCCACACGCCCACAGGCGCTGGAACTTTCAGCCCGGCACCGCTGAGCACAACGCCCGGCGCGACGCGCTGCGGGTCGTCGGTGATGTATGGCCAAACCAGTTTGTTCAACCAAACCAGCTCCACCCAACGGTTTGCGTCGCCCAGCTCTCGCGCAGCAACGGCCTGCAGGTCGTCGCCGCGATGCGACTCGACCAGGCGGTAATTCGGCTCGCTGCGCTCAAACTCGCTCACGTAGCCACCCCCACGCCGCCCGATATCACCGAGGTCAACCGACCGATTTCACCCATGGGGACAGGAGCCAGCACGGGGTCCATGCCGACCAGAGTCGATATGCTGCCACGCGCCGCACTAGTAACCGAGATGGGGCCTTTGTCGGGCGTCATCAGCTCGAAGACGTTGAGGTTGGCATACGGGCTGTATGGGCGGCCGCCCGTCGTGCTGGAGCAATTCGACGCCCCGTACAGGCCCGTGTACTGCTCGTAGACTTTGCGCGGGCGCAGGCTGTTAGCGAAAATGCACAGGGCCTCGTTGTAGGCGGCTGCGACGTTCGAGATTTTGGAGCGAATTTCGCCGGGCAGTCCGGCAATCGAACTCACGACTCGAAACACGTTCAACCCGACACTAGCCAGACTACTGGCCACCGAGATCAAGCGGTTACCGACGCCGGTCGCCAGGTTGTTTGAATCACGCAGCACGCTGAGAACTGCGCTGAGCACGCCATTGGTCGTGAGCACAAACCCGGCAATTGCCTCAGAAACCCCAGAGAATACGCCGTCAACAGCGCCCAGCGCCTCGTCAACCCAGCTCTTGACGTTGGGCTGGTACGACGCCAAGCGGCCGATTGTGCGATCCAGCGCAATCACACCGTTGGCCGGGCTTCCGTAGCCGGGGCCCAGCTTCACGGCGACGGAGGCAGACGTGCTGACGGCCTGCAATGTGATGTTGTACTGCCAGAGCAGAGGCCGCGACTTGGAGCGACGCAGCACAAACTGAGTCGGCACCACGGACCACGCAAAGTTGTCCAGCGTGTCAATAAAAAGAAGTTTTACAAGCGCAGGGTCGATACCGTAATCAATCGCCGACTGTTTGGCGTCGTGGTAGTCGTGCACCACGAGCTGATTCAGGGCGTCAAACGCCTGAGCGCCGTCCATCCCGGTACCCAGCGCTTGGCGCCAGCCGGTGTGCCCAGAGATCGTGAGCGACGGCATCCCAGCGCCGAAGTTGTCCACCCAGCCTTTGACGTCGCCATGCGCCAGCGTCTGGTGCACGGCAGAGCGCGATGGCTCGTTGCGGGTCAGGTCTTCGGGTCGAATATTGAGGCTGACCGCGCGCCCAACGGCGCCCACGTTGTCCAACGCGAACGCAATCGGACGAACTCCGGCTCGCTGTTCTGTGGGCGCAGGGCGGTCAATCATGCCGCCATTCTTGCGTCACGACGAAAGCAGATCAGCCGACGGGCGGGTCGGTGTTGGCAGGGCCTCGCAGGATGCCGCTATGCACGTGCTCCAGGAAGCTGATGCCTTCAATGGTCACGTCGCCATCCACCACGACCGGGCCGGTGATGTGGGTGCTCGGCGTATCGAGCGTGACGGACGGGGCCTTGATGGTGAGCGCCTCGGCGAACTCCAGCGCGCCACCCTTGGAAACCGTCAAGCTGAGCGCGCCGTCAGGCGTCAGGCTCAAATCGAACGCTCCAGGAACGAACACGCGCACCCCGATATTGCGCCCGGTGTTGCGGTCAAGAGCGAGGTTCTTGTCCACGTTCTTACCACCCAGGTCTTCGTGCTCCAAGCTCTCGGCGAACCGCACAAACGCCCCGCTGGGGTGGTGCAGCTCCATGTTGCCGCTGGCATCCACGGTCGAGTAAACGTCCGACGTGTGCCGGGTGAAGGCGCGATCATGATCCTTGAATGTCATCTGCGAAATTTGCGGGAACAGGTAGCCAACCACGACCGGGTTGTTTCTCACAAACCCGACGAGCGCAATCTGGTCCTGCCCGTTGCGCTTGGTGATGTCCCACTTGTCCGCACGCGCCGGCACGCTCGGCATATTGACCGAGCCCGAGCGGGCGCTGCCGTTTGGAGTGAGCACCTGCACACCGATCATGCGGGAGCCGTCGTCCATCATGACCAAATCGACGGAGTGATCCTCCGGGTGGACGTCCACCACGATACCCTGACGCATACTCATGGCAGCACCCCAAATCGGCTGGATTGCTCAACAAGCCACGGCGAGGACGACTGCCCCTCCATGGCCGTGCGCAACGCAAAACCCTCTCCGCGCTCGAATGTGAGCGTGGTCACGTAGCCTTGGTACGGGATGAACTCCTGGTCCACCTGGACGATGTAGGCGTCCCACACCATGCGCCCGACAACAAAGCGGGCGTAGTCGCCAGCCTTCAGCATTTCCGCGCTACCGGGGCGCATAAGCCCACCCTTGATGCGGGCTGTGCCGCGCTCCAGAACGACGTTGTCCCGGTTCATTTCCACCATGTGGCGGCGGCGGCGCTCGATCCACGCCTCCTGCTTGACCGACCGCTCGTCGTGCTCCTTTTCAGGCTGCCCGCTTTGCTGGTTGGTGATCTCGTCCCCAGCCTGCTGCGTCTCGGCATACATGGGCCGCACGCCGTAATACTTCACGGCGGTGTTGGGGTATTCGCGGGTGGAAACAGTTTCGCTGTTTTCAGCGATGGCCGACAGCTTGCGCTGCATGTCATCAATCAGGTCAAAGCGGCTGTTGTTGACCCAGTAGAAGTTAGCCACCGCGGCATCGGTCCGCATCACGGACATGCTCACGATGTGCTCATCCAGCACCAGCACATAAATGGGGTCGGGCGCGTCGTCCTGAATTTTGCGGTCGGTGGAGCCTTCCGGCGCCGTGAGGTGCAGAGCCGGGATGGCCCGGTACACGCAGTGCACGCCATCCTCGCGGTCTTCTACGTACAGCTCGTTCCAGACGCCGACATCGCCGTGCAGGCGCATGATGTCCCAGAGCGAGCCCTGCATGGACTGAAACGACTGGTTCACCGACCCGTGCTTGACCGAGATGCTGTCGCCGGTCTGTATTTTTTTCGGAATGTCCGAAGGCAGAGTGTCCGGCAGAAAGCCAGCCAGGTGCGGGTTGATGATCTTCTCGACCATCTGCCGAATGAACTCCCCAGCCGGCAAGGCCGCGACCACGCTGACGCCAAAGAGCTCCGACAGGTTGAAGCTGGTGAGCAACGCCTTGCCTTCGACGTAGGACGGCAGGTGCAACACCTGGAACGTCTGCCAGATTTTCCCGTAGTCCTGCCCGGTGATGGTCACCTGCCGCTGCGGCGTGCCATCCTGGCCCATGCTCTGGCTGCGGTGCACCTCGGACACGAAGCCACGCATGACGATGGGGTACTTGCCGCCAATCGGCGCAGGGCCGACCCCGCTCCACATGCGAATCTCGATTACATCCATTGGCTCCACGAGGCCGTAGACACTCTCCAGCGACTGGAAACCGGGAGGCGTGAAGTTCGACACCCAGTCCTTCTGAGCAGCATCCATGAAAGTGATGGACCAGCCACCGGCAGGCTCGCGCACGGACTTGCTTGTCCGCACGGATGAGCCATCCCCAAGAAATGGGGACAGATCAATATAGGGGTCTTTCCCTTGGTACCGCGTGGACACGCCTGACTTGCCGTCAATCGTCCTGCGGTCGATGGTTTTGAAAAGCCAGACCGCGCAGCGCGGGGTTGCATCTTGAAGCGTTGCCATGGCCGTTAGTATCCCATGGATGGGCGCCAGTTCGACTGGACGCGCGTCTGGACCTGCTGCGGCGCGCCCATGGGCCGACCGTTTGCATCCACCACGCGCACGGTAATGTCGTCGGCGCTAATGTTGTAGGACGGGTTCACGCCACCGCGACCAGACCCTGCGCCAGCAGGCAGCGGAGTCCCCTCCCCGATCTTGGTACCCTCAACGCGGGCCATGATATCGGCGGCATAGGCCTCGGCA